TCAGATGTTGGGTAGGTGGCAACCGTGGCACGATGGTCACACAGAATTATTTAAAAAAGCCCTTGACATTACTGGTCAAGTTGTTATAATGGTACGTGATGTATTTCAATTTGACGGCGATGCAGGAGCAGGACGTACCGTAGTACAAGACGATAATCCATTTGGAATGATACAGACCATTGAAGGCATTGAAAAAGGATTAGCAGAACACGGCTATATGAATGGCCGAGAATATCTAATACTTGAAGTACCAAATATTGTTGATATTAGTTATGGCCGCGGAGTCGGTTATACATTTACAGAGCATGATTTAGGAAAAGATATCCACGATATTTCAGCAACTAAAATTCGTGCTCAAATGAGAGAAGAAGGTAAATTATGAAGTTAGTATACTACCCAGACCCAATTTTAAAAAAGGAATTGGCAGATGTAAATATTGAAAATCCAGGCTTTGACCCAAAAGAACTTAAAGAGCAGATGATAAAAATTATGCTTGAAAAGAGAGGTTTGGGTTTATCAGCATGCCAAGTTGGTCTTGACCATAAACTCTTTATCATGGGAGAAAAAGAAGACGCAATCGCAATGTTTATCAATCCAGAAGTTATTGATGTATCCGAAGAGGAAGTTTTGGATTATGAAGGTTGTTTAAGTTTTCCAGATGTATTTGTACAAATTAAAAGACCAGCTGATGTGAAGGCAAAATGGTATGATGAAAATCTACAACTACAAGAAGGCACAATTACTGGGTATGGTGCAAGATGTTTCTTACATGAATATGACCATTTGCACGGGGTAGTATATAAAGACAAAACATCTCATTTAAAATGGGATAGAGCTCTCAAAAAGAAAAGTAAAATTCAAAAACAAAGAGCAAAAATGATGAGTTATCTGTCAATGATGAAACAATTCGAGGCACAGCAAACTCAAGAAACACAGACACAGGACTAATATGAAAATAGCAATAGTGACCGATGTACATTTCGGCGCAAGAGGGGATAGTCGTGTATTTCACGAAGTCCAAAGAAAATTTTTCCAAGAGGTATTCTTTCCTTATGTTGACGAACACGATATTAAAGTTGTATTCGACTTAGGTGATACTTTTGATAGAAGGAAATATATCAATTATGTGAGTTTAGAACATGCGAAGACTTGTTTCTTTGATGGTCTTGCCGAACGTAATCTTGAGTTTCATGCTTTAATTGGTAATCACGATACTTATTATAGTAATACCAACGATATTAATAGTATGAATTTACTCTTACAAGAATATCCTAATTTTAAACTCTATGAGGACAAAGCCGAACACTTGGAACTTGGAGGAACAAAATTCCTCATGCTTCCTTGGATTAGTAGAGAGAATGCTGATTACAATTTAAAATTTATTTCTGAATCTGATGCTGATGTAGTTATGGGACATTTGGAAATGAAAGGCTTTGAAATGATGAAAGGTCAGTTATGTACACACGGTTTGGATTTAAATGTATTTAAAAATTTCCAAGATGTATATTCAGGACATTTCCACCACCCATCAAGATATCAAAATTTAGAATACCTTGGAGCCCCGTATGAGATGATGTGGGGCGATTATAAAGGTAAGAGAGGTTTCCATGTATTTGATACAGAAACCCGAGAGATGGAAAAGATACTGAACCCACATCGAGTGTTTTATAAAATTGACTATGATGATGCTGATTGGACTGTTGATGATGTTGCCAATTTTGATGTGGACCAATATAAGGATACATATGTTAAGGTGATTGTAAAAAATCGTACCAACGCGTATCTTTATGATTTATTCATGAATCGAATGTCAGATTGTGGAGCTGTTGATGTAAAAGCAATCGAAGACAATCTTAATCTAGCCGAATTAGGTACTGAAGAGATTCTTGATGAAACAAAAGACACATCAGAACTATTAAATGATTATATTGATTCTATTGACACTCAAGCCGATAAAGATGCAATTAAGAGAGTAGTTAATGAATTATACAGTGAGGCTCTTAGTTTATAATGCGAATACATTTCAAAAAAGTAAAATACAAAAATATATTATCAACAGGAAATTCTTTTACAACAATTGAATTTGACTCAGTTCCAACCACACTCGTAAGTGGCTCAAATGGTTCTGGAAAATCAACATTACTAGATGCAATTACATTTGGCCTATATGGAAAGCCTTTCCGTAATATTAGTAAAGGCCAATTGCTGAATAGTATTAATAAAAAGGGACTCGAGGTTGAATTATATTTTGCGGCAGGTGGTAATAACTACATGATTCGCAGAGGTATGAAACCAAACATTTTTGAAATTTATAAAGATGGTCAACTCTTAAACCAAAACGCAGCAAAGAAAGATTACCAACAACATCTTGAGGAGAGTATCCTCGGCATTAATTATAAATCTTTTAATCAGATTGTAGTCCTTGGTTCTGCCACCTATGTTCCATTTATGGAATTGAGAGTAGGTCAGCGTAGGGAAATTATTGAAGATCTTTTAGACATTCAAGTGTTCAGTGTAATGAATCTATTGGCCAAAGATAAAATCAATGAGAATAAATCTGAAATTAATGACAACAAATATAACATTGAACTGATTGAGTCTAAAATTGAATCTGCTGAAGAGAATAATGATGCAATTCGTAAGATTAAAGAGACCGAAGTAGATAAAATTCGTACCAAGATGAACGAACATATTTCTGACATCGAAAGTAAACAAACTAATATTGACACAGTTGACGAAGACATTAAAGCTCTCTACGAAACAATCAGTGACAAGAAAGATGTAAAAGGCAAATTTGATAAGGCCAACTCTTTAAAACAAGACATGGAAACAACTCGTAGAAACTTTGATAAAGAGTTATCCTTTTACCACGACAATGATAATTGTCCAACCTGTAAACAAGGAATCGAACATGACTTTAAAGAGAAGGTTGTTAGTGAAAAGAATGACAAATTGCAAGAACTTGAAAATGGTTTGGTTGAAATCACTACAAAGATTACCGATTGCCAAGAAAGACTTGACGCCATTGGTGAAGTTGAAGAGCAAATCCAAAATAAGAATTTTGAAATTTCTGAGATTAGAGCCGAAATCAAAATGGCTAAAAATGCTCTCGTCTCGTTTAAAACAGAACTTGAGTCGGCGGAACGTGAAGTCGAAGAAGTTGACACATCAAAACTCGAAGCCTTACAAGAAGATCTCAACATCAAGAACTCAAAGGCTGAAGAGCTATTACGTGAACACGAGATTTTAAATGTCGTATCTACAATCCTTAAGGATGGTGGAATTAAGGCCAGAATTATTAGTCAATATATTCCAGTGATGAATAAACTGATTAATAAGTATCTAGCAGCATTTGATTTATTCGTTGACTTTCAACTTGATGAAGAGTTCAATGAGGTCATTCGTTCAAGATTTAGAGATAATTTTACATACGCCTCATTCTCAGAAGGTGAGAAACTCAGAATTACATTATCAATTATGCTTGCCTGGCGTTCAGTTGCCAAACTTCGTAATTCAGTTTCTACAAACCTACTCATACTTGATGAGACACTCGATGGTGCTCTTGATAGTGTAGGTATTGAAAGTCTAATTGAAACTCTACACGGACTGAATGCTGACGATAACATATTTGTTATCAGTCACAGAGGTGACCAGTTTGCAGAAAAATTTGATGGCAGCATTACTTTTGACAAGATTAAAAACTTCAGCGAAATTATCGGTTGACATTTATCCTCAGGCGTGTTATAATATACACCTACAATATGGAATGACATGACAATGACATCGTTTTACACATCAGTCGAACGCTTCGGCAATAATATCTTACATCGTGGATATAACAATGGGAAAAGATTCTCATATAAAGTTCCGTTCAAACCGACACTGTATTTACATACACCAAAATCTGGCGAGGAAGGCTATACTTCCTTAGTGGGTAATTACAAACTTTCACCTCAGCAGTTTGGTGATATGCGCGAAGCCAAAAACTTTATCGAAGAGTATAAAGGCGTCGGCAATATGAAAATGTTTGGTAGTACAAACTATGTTGCTCAGTTCATTCAAGAAAACTACCCAGATAAGATTGCATTCGACATGTCTCAAATCAATGTCGCCTCGTTTGATATTGAGGTTGATATACGTGATGGTTATGCAAACATCGAAGAGGCAGATAAAGAGATTACATCAATTGCCTACCACAGTTCACGAAATTCAAAATACACACTCCTTGCGGTCAAAGATTTTGACAAATACGCAACGACTACTGGAATTGACCCAGAGGACATTGAGTTCGTCAAATTCAGTAGTGAACAACAACTCCTAAGATATTTCGTTGAATTGTGGGCGGCAGATTATCCAGATATTGTGACTGGTTGGAACGTTGAATATTTTGACATACAATATCTTGTGACTCGTATTATTCGTATCTGTGGCGAAGACTTGGCAAAAAGACTTTCGCCTTGGAAACATATCAAGAAACACTCAAACGAAATCTTCAATAAGGTCCAATCCACATATCGTATCTCTGGTATGACTGTGATTGACTACATGGACGCGTTCAAGAAATTTGGATACAAATATGGTCCACAAGAATCTTATAAACTTGACCATATTGCATATACAGTCCTTGGTAAGAAAAAATTGGACTATTCTGAATATGGAAACCTAACAGCTCTATATGACGAAAATCCACAACTCTATCTTGATTATAATCTTCGTGATACTCAGTTGATTTCTGCTCTCGAAGAGGAAACAAGTTTATTACAATTGGTAATGACTGTCGCTTATGGTGGCGGTGTTGATTATAAAGATGCATTTGGTACTGTGGGTATCTGGGAAACAACCATTTACCGTAGACTATTGCGAGACAAAATTGTTCCACCTCTTAAAGGTGGTCCCGGCGAAAATTTAGGAGGACTTGTCGGTGGTTATGTTAAAGATCCAGTTCCTGGCATGCACCCTTGGGTTGTTAGTTTTGACCTTAACTCCCTATATCCTCACCTGATGCTACAATATAACATGTCACCAGAGACTTGGGTTTCTGACCGACGTGAATATGTGACTCAGGATATGGTACTCGAAGGTGAGTTTACAAATGATGACCCAGATGTATCGGTATGTGCAAATGGTGTTTGTTTTAGGAATGACGAGGTTGGAATTATTCCAGGTATTATTAATGAATACTATCGGAATCGTGTTCAGATCAAGAAACAAATGCTTGCGGTCGAACAACAGCTCGAAGTAGAGATTGACGAAACCGAAAAGAAAAGACTCAAACGTGAAATGAATCAACTTCACAATTCACAAATGTCTATCAAAATTGCGATGAACAGTCTATACGGTGCAACGGCAAACAAATATTTCTTATATTATATTTCGGAAATGGCCGAGGCGATTACTACATCTGGTCAGTTGTCTATCCGATATGCTCAAAAATCTGTAAATGAATACATGAATAAAATCCTTGGCACAAAGGATAAGGATTATATCATTTACATTGACACAGATTCCATTTATGTCAACTTTGCCGACCTTATTACTGAAGTGTTTGGTACAACAGACATTGACCGTAAACAAGGCGAAGAGTTTCTCGATAAGGTTTGTTCTACAAAAATTGAACAAATCATTGAACAAGGCTACGAGGACCTTAAAACCAAGATGGGCGCATATCGAAATGCGATGGTGATGAAACGTGAAAAAATTACTGACCGTGCCATCTTTGTTGCGAAAAAGAGATATATCCTGAATGCTCTCAACTCCGAAGGTGTTCATTACGAAAAACCAAAAATCAGCGTGACTGGTCTTGAAAGTGTTCGTTCCTCTACGCCAGAAATTTGTAGAGAAAAAATGAAACAGGCCTTCGATGTGATTATGAATGGTACCGAACAAGATGCTCAAACCTTTATTAAAGAGTTCAAGGAAGAGTTCCAATCAGTACCTATCGAGGATATTGCAAAAACATCTGGTACTGACGATATTGAAAAATACAAAGACAAGGCTACCTTATTCCGAAAAGGTTGTCCTATCCATGTACGTGGTTCAATCTTGTATAACCACCATTTGGTCAAAAACAAACTGAACAAGAAATACGAACAAATACAATCTGGTGACAAGGTCAAACTTATCTATCTGAAGGTACCAAATCCTATTCAGCAAAATGTCATTAGTTTTCCTGGTGTTTTACCTAAGGAACTAGAACTTACTAAATATATTGACTACGACACACAATTTGATAAGGTATTCCTAACACCTATCCAAGGTATCCTAGATGCTCTTGGTTGGTCGGCAGAAAAGGTAGATACAATCGAGGATTTCTTTACATAAATGAATACAATTTTAATTGTCACAAACTTTAGAGCAGCAAGTACTGCATTCACGCTTTTAAAAGCACAGGAATATAATGTACCATTTAAAGGTGAGATGTTTTCACATGAAAGACCACACAGTCTTGGTGAAGCAAAAGCAACATGGGAATTAAACCAATTAGGAATATTCGGTAAGGAGAAAAGAAAAGAATTTGCTTCTGACGAAAAATTTATTGAACAACTTGAGAATGGCGAACCTTGTTGTTTTAAATATATGCCTTATCAACTCCATCAGCAAGATAAAAACATTGATAGGCTGATGAATAGTGTCGATAAAATTTATTATTTGTATCGTAGAGATTTTATGGCTCAATGTAAAAGTTGGATTGCGGTAAGACAACAAGGAGACTTTGGTGGTACTGGATTTATTTCTGGTCCTCAAATTAGTAAGGCTCAATTTGAAGAGTCACAAAGAGAAAAACATTTAGGACTTTTGGGCAAAACTGAGGAACCAGTTAAACATCATATTGTAATAAACCCAGAAGGTCTTTACGCTACTAGATTAGTAAAACAACTGACTAATAATTATGAGTACATGGCTGAGCTTTATAAAAAATATCCAGGTGAGCTAGTGTGCATGGAGGATTTCTTTGAAAATCGTCCAGAAGAAAAATATAATAGAATAGTCACATTTGAACAGGACCCAATACTACCAGAAGGGTTCGATGTTGAAAAACTTTTTACGGGTTGACAAAGTCAACTTTTTATGTTATAATACCCCTTTAGGAGAAAAATTATGAGCGATAGCGATATTAAACTAGTAAGACTATCAACTGGTGAAGAAGTTGTAGGTCGTATTACAGAAACCGAAGATACCGTAGCAATTGTAGATGGTATTCTTTTGGTCCCAGCTGGAGAAGGTAAAATGGGAATGATTCCTTTTGTACCTTACGGCGATGGAAGTGATGTGGTTGTGAACAGAAATCATGTAATGTTTATTACAGAACCTGGAGCACAATTAAAAGCACAAATAGTAAAAGTGACATCAGGTTTGGAAATTCCAACAGAAGGCCTGAGTCTTATTAAATAGGACTTTATTATGATAGAAATATATGGAAAGCCAGCGTGTGGTTATTGCACAATGGCTAAAAATTTATGTGAGCAAAAAGGTGTTGAATACAAATACCTTTCATTAAATGAGGATTATACTGCAAATGAATTCTTTGATAAGTTTCCAGGTGCAAGAACATTTCCTCAAATTACAGTAAATGATACCATCGTTGAAGGAGGCTACCAAGGATTGGTAGAACATTTCGAGCAATAGGGGTTGACAAATGCCCAAAAATATGTTATACTATACATTAATACTAAATACACCGCAATATTATGCAAAACGAAACGACCTATACGGACAATCAGTGGGAAGTATATTACTTCTTCAAGAATAATGTCTTAAATCCATCTTATCATTTATGTGATAAAATAACCCAACGTGCTCTAGCTAATGCATTATTTGATGCAGGACGAGAGCCAGTAGAGTTCATCTCAGAAGAGGCACAAAAATTAAAAGATGAAAAGGGTCACAAATATGTTCCATGCTATGAGCATTATCGAGGCAGGACACAATCAGCAAAAGACATTACCAGAGCATTTTTAACTGGTAAGAGTCAATCATTTATAATGAAACTGATTAGGTCTAGAATGAGAGGTCATTATACAACAAGCGAAGAGAATGTCAAATTAAAAAGATTTGACCATCTACCTTGGAGACAGGCATATGCCGAGGCTGGTATTAAATTAATTCCTTGGGAACCAAAACCAGTTAGAAAATTTGACTATATAATAGAGGGTAAAACATATGAATCAATCTCAGAGGTTGCAGAAAAATATGGTATTACCACAGAAGGTGTTGTTTACAGGTGTAAATCAGATTCTGAAAGATTTACAGACTGGACAAGAGAAACTATTGATGAATAAATTTACTAAATATATGTCAGAGGTAATAAATTATGAGTAATAAAAATTTAAAAGACTATACAAAAGACACGGCCGCTGAATACGAGGATTTGGTTGGATATGTTTCTGATGATAATATTACAGATACATTGGATACTTTCCTCGGCGAAGAGAAGGCTGACTATAAACCAGAGGTTGCAAGGAAAAAAGTTGACCCAGAATTTCCAGAACCTTGGCAGACACTTTTTGTAAACTTTGAGAGCGAACAAGATTATATTGATTTTATGTTGGCGATTGACGAAAAGCCTATGCCTAAATTAAAAGATGTTGTCTACAAGGCTGGACGACAAGAAAATGGAATTTTGGATTTATTATAATGTATACACCAGTTCACACACAAGAAGAATTACAAAAGGAATGGCGTAATCAGTATGTCCAATGGTATGCCGCTGGTATGCCAACCTTTAGAGCAAAGAAAAAAGATGTCTTTAAACAAATCGCTGTCAAGTTCAAATCAGAAGAAGACAGAAAACATTTCAGCGATAAACTGGATTATAATTTGACAAATAAAACAAATGTGGTTTATTATCCTGCTAGAGGCAGGGAAGAGAACATGACCAACAGATATGTTGAGACTGATACTGACCACTTTCAACCAAGATATCCTATCTATATTATTAGTAAGGGACGATGGGATACAAGACACACCGCAAGGACATTGGAAAAAATGGGTGTGCCATATTACATTGCAGTCGAACCACAGGAATACGACAAATATGTTGAGGCGACTCCTCCAGGCTTGGGTACTGTATTAAAACTTCCTTTCAGTAATCATGGTAAAGGTTCTGGTCCTGCAAGAAATTGGTGCTGGGAACATTCACAGGCGAATGGTCATGCTAGACACTGGCTGATGGACGATAACATTGATGGGTTTGTCAGATTAAATCATAACAAACGATACCGTGTAGAAAATGGTTCTGGTATTTTTAGGGCGACTGAGGATTTTGTTGACAGATATGAAAATGTGGCTCTCGCCTCATTCCAATATAAATTCTTTGTGGTTGACCCATGCCCATATCAGCCATTTATACTAAATACAAGAATGATGTCCTGTATTTTAATTGATAATAATTGTCCGCACAAATGGCGTGGCAAGTTTAATGAAGATGTAGATTTGAGTATCCGTGTCCTTAAGGAAGGATTATGTACAATGCTAATATACGCATTTGTTCAAGGTAAACTCAGAACGGGAACAGTAAAAGGTGGAAACACAACTGAAGTGTATGAGGATTATAATGTTGATTCTGAAAATGACCCAGCATATAACAAATCAAAAATGTTAAAAGAAATGCACCCAGACTGTGTGACTCTCGTTGAGAGATATGGAAGAGTACATCACCATGTTGACCTCAACGCCATCGTAAATAAGCATGGATACCCTGCTAGACAAAATCCACTTATATTGAAAAAAGATGTACCAATAGTGAATAAAGTAGATAATTACGGAATGCAATTAATGCGAAATTGGAATACTGACGAACAATTCCCAGATCCGGATTTCGAAGCAAATATATTTCCGGAAGGGAGAACATCAATACATGGCTAAAATATTAATTACAGGTGGTGCAGGTTTTGTCGGTAGTCATTTGGCTGAAAGACTTGTTGCTGAAGGGCATCAGGTTTGTTCATTGGATAACTATTTTACAGGTTCAATGAAAAATCATGTCCGCGAAGTTTTATATGTACAGGATTGTACTACAAACTTGACACCAGATTTTGGCGAAGGTGATTTTGATATTGTGTATCATTTAGGTGAGTATTCTCGTGTGGAACAATCATTCGAGGATATTGAACTTGTACACAAATTTAATATTGAAGGTACAACTCGTGTATTGGAATGTGTCCGTGCATGGAATGCCAAACTAGTTTATTCTGGTTCAAGTACCAAATTTGCAGACCGTGATGATAAGGATTATGTAATGAGTCCTTATGCCTGGTCAAAAGCCAAAAATACAGAACTTGTTAAAATGTATGCTGAATGGTTTGGTATTGACTATGCAATCACATATTTTTATAATGTATATGGACCTAGAGAAATACAAGATGGAAAATATGCTACACTTATTGCAAAATATGCCAGACTGATGGAAGAGAAACAATTATTACCAGTTGTATCGCCAGGAACACAACAAAGAAATTTCACTCATGTAGATGATATTGTTGACGCTCTCGTTCTGATTGGTGAAAAAGGCCAAGGCGACGAATATGGTATCGGCCATCCAGAACGATTTACAGTATTAGACGTGGCCACATTATTTGGTGGTCAAATTGAAAAACTTCCACCTCGTAAAGGTAATCGTATGGCGGCAGATGTTATTACTGATAATACCAGAGCTCTCGGTTGGGAACCAAAACGAAATCTGAGAGATTATATAAATAGGTTGGTAGATAATGGTTGACATTGTGCCAAATATATGTTATAATGGCATATACATTGAGGAATTTTTATTATGAAACATTGCATTATTGACTTTGAAACTATGGGTATTGATGTCAACAATTGTGTAGTTATTGACATGTCAGCACTCGTGTTTGACTGGGATAAATTCTCATCTAATAATCCTTATAACTTTAAGGACATCTCACAAGTTCAAAAATATAAATTTGATATCAGAGAACAAGTTGCTAAATACAACTTTACAATAGATAAAAGCACAGTAAAATTCTGGGAGGACCAACCACTAGAAGTTCGTAAAAATATTGTGCCAAGAAATACTGATATTAGTTTAGAGCAATTTGCAGAACAATTTATTTCATACCTCATTCCACATGGAAAAATCTCACATTGGTGGTCTCGTAGTAATTCATTCGACCCTTGTATCCTATGGAGATTATTTGATGTGATTGGTAAAAAACAACAGGTCTTGGAATACTTACCGCATTGGTCACTACGTGATACAAGAACATGGATTGATGCGAAATTAGATTTTCCAAGAAAAAATGGTTTCTGTCCTATTGAAGATGAAAAGATATGGGAACAGACTTTTAAAGCTCATGATAGTTCTTGGGATATCCTTGCTGATGTTTTAAGATTACAAGCTATTGATAGGGCTGAAAAACTTGATTAATTTATATTATGGAGAAGAAATGCAACAAGCAAATATTAATGCAATCAAAACACCTAGGCAGAGGGTGAACATGAAAACTACTCAAACACTTAAACTCGGTATTATTGGCCGAGGTTTTGTAGGCGGAGCAGTATCCACTGGATTCGATACTAAAAATGTAGAACAATATATTGTAGACCCAGTACATTCAAAATTAACTTTTGCAGAGCTTATAGACTCAAACCCAGAAGTTATTTTTATTTGTTTACCTACACCAACAAGAACAAAGGCTTCGGTTGAAGGTCCTGTAGGTAGTGTAAACGCAGACTTAATTAAAACTACATTAAGTAATCTTGAAAAAGAACAATATGATGGTATTGTGGTCATTAAGAGCACAGTCGCACCTTCAGTGTTAGAATCATTTACAAATATTTTTACACAACTTAATATTGTTTACAATCCTGAATTTTTAACAGAAGCAAATGCAAATGATGATTTCGTAAATCCACCTTTCCAAATCTTTGGTGGTGATTGGGATATGTGTACAAAAGTAGAACAAATGTATACTCAATACAGTGATGTAAAACCTGTACCAACATTCAAACTTGACATTAAGGCAGCAAGTTTCTTAAAATATACTATTAACAGCTGGTTGGCTACAAAGGTAGTATTTTTTAATGAACTAAGAGAACTTTATGCCGAATATGACATGTCAACTTCCTGGTCAGAATTTATTGGTGTGTTGGCACACGAACCTCGTGTCGGTCCATCTCACATGAATGTTCCAGGACCTGATGGTAGATTTGGTTTCGGTGGCAATTGTTTCCCAAAAGACACAAAAGCATTTGTTGAAGAATCAAGAGATTATTCAATGCTTCAACTTTTAGAACAAGCGATTCAGCTTAATAATGATATGCGTATTGACAAATAATCCTTTACGTGTTATAATATAAGGAAAAATAAAATGGCAAATTATAAAGATCAAATTTTAAAAGCTTCAAAGCTTCATTTCGAAGCTCATATTCAAAAGCATAAAATCAATGTCGACATTCTTTTGGACTCACATGTTGGTGTGGCCGAACATCCAGATGTAATGGAAACTATTGAAAAAGAATTAGCAATGATGGCTGATTATGAAGATAAACTTGCAATGTTAAACAAGTATTTTCATGTCCCTGAAGCACCAAGATTACCCTAACGAGAAAATTACATGAAACTTGAAGTATCAACTGAAGAGTTAAGAAAATATAGTATCTTTATTGGCACACCAATGTATGGTGGCCAGTGCAGTGGTATGTTTACAAAGTCAACAAACGACTTGAGTATGCTATGTGCAAAACATCAAATACCACTTAAATACTATTTTTTATTTAATGAGAGTCTAGTACAAAGGGCCAGGAATTATATTGTAGATGAATTCATGAGATCTGATTGTACACATCTTATGTTTATTGATTCCGATATTGGATTTAATCCTAGAGATGTACTTGCACTCTTGGCAATGAATATTCAAGATAAAGAAAACATGGACGTTGTCACAGGACCATATCCCAAGAAAACAATTGCTTGGGAAAAAGTAAGTAAAGCATCTGAACTTGGTCTTGCAAATGACAATCCATTTAAACTAGAAAATTATACATCAGATTTTGTATTTAATCCTGTGAAAGGAATGACATCATTTAAACTTGGAGAACCTGTAGAGGTGTCCGAGGCCGGAACAGGATTTATGCTTATCACAAGAGAGGCTTTGGAGAAGTATAGAGATTCTTATCCAGAACTTTCTTACAAACCAGACCACATTCGAACCGACAATTTTGACGGTACAAGAGAAATAACTGCTTTCTTTGATTGCGTCATTGACCCAGAATCAAAAAGGTATCTATCTGAGGATTATTTCTTTTGTCGTAAAGCCAGACAAATTGGTTTGAAAATTTGGATGTGTCCTTGGATGCAAATCAACCATGTCGGCTCTTATATTTTTAAGGGTAATATGGGCTCGATTGGTCAACTAGGTGTGTCCGCCACTGCGGATAAAACTTCCAACAGAAAATCGTACAAACCTGTTGACAAATCATCAAAATAGGTATATAATACCAATCAAGAAAATAAATTTGGAGAATCTATATTATGAAATTTTCTAACGACACGTTGAATGTTTTAAAATCATTTACCGCAATTAACAAGAGTATTCTTTTAACTGAAGGTAATGTAATTAAAACAATCACACCAGAAAAGACATTGATTGCAATCGCAGAGGTCCCAGATACAATGCCATCACAGGCTTGTGTTTACGACCTTTCAAGATTTCTATCAATCTTGTCTTTATATAATGAACCCGATGTTGAATTTGGAGATAAATACTTTGTAATCTCTGAAGGCAAACGTCGAACAAAATACGTTTACGCTGACATCTCCATGATTCATACTCCGCCAGAGAAGGATATTACATTGCCTTCCGAGGACGTGGTAGTAAATGTATCAGAAGGAGACTTATCGTCTGTATTAAAGGCGGCGGGTGTTCTTCAGTTCTCTGAGGTTGCATTTGTAGGCGAAGGCGGCACATGCTATCTCAAGGCAATCGACAGCTCAAACGAAAACGCAGATGACTTTGGCGTTGAAATCGGCGAGACTGACGATACATTTAAGGTAATTATTAAAACTGATAACCTTAAATTACTACCTTTGGATTATCAGGTCACAATATGCTCAAAAGGCATATCTGAGTTCAAAGGAAAAGGTGTCACATATTATGTGGCTATTGATTCAAAGTCGACTTATAATAAAAGGTGATTAATATGAATGAACCAGTAAATGGAAATTTTGGCCAACAAGGTCAAGAACAAAAGGTCACATTGACCTTAGGAGACATCAGCACTGTATTGCAGATTATTGATGTTGTTTCCACAAGAGGCGGGTTCCAAGGAAATGAATTGGCAGGAATTGGTATGTTGAGAAATAAACTCGAAGCATATCTACGTCAAAATTCACCTCAACCGGATGCTAGTGTAGCTGAAGGTGAGGTAGATGTTGATACAGCTGATGCAGCTCCTTTGGCTGACAAAGTTGTTGAGTAATCAACAATCCTCTTCTCGAGAACAGGGGACTTGGTCAAAAGCCTAGTCCCCGCCCTCAAATTTTATTATATTATGTTTATGGTGATTTATTATGATTGATGCGAAAGCAAATGAAGTGTTGTGGGTTGAAAAATACCGACCACAAAAAATTGACGACACTATCCTACCAGAACAAATGAAGGAAACATTCCGTAAATTTGTTTCTGATGGTAATGTCCCTAATCTATTATTGACTGGTGGACCTGGTGTAGGTAAAACAACCATCGCAAAAGCTATGCTTGACGAACTTGGTTGCGACTACATTGTAAAAAATGGTTCATTGAATGTCAATATTGATACCCTCCGATACGATATCTCTACATTCGCCTCTGCTGTGTCATTGACAGGTGGGCGTAAATATGTAATCTTCGACGAGGCAGATTATCTGAATGCTGCAAGTGTTCAGCCTGCTCTGCGTAATTTCATTGAGGAATATTCAGCCAATTGTGGCTTTATCTTTACATGTAATTTTAAAAATCGTATCATCTCTCCACTGAGATCTCGACTCTCCGAAGTTGATTTCAGTATCGAACAGACTGAACGACCAATAATGGCGATGGAGTTTTTCAAACGCGTCCAACAGATTCTGAGAAATGAAAATGTTGATTATGACAAGGCAGTCCTTGCAAAGGTAATTGAAAAACACTTCCCAGATTTTCGTCGTGTATTAACAGAATTACAATCCTATGCAGCTTCAGGACGAATTGATGAAGGAATCTTTGTCAATATTAAACAAGAATCTATTGACGCTTTATTCAAATTTCTTAAGGAAAAGAACTTTACAGAAATGCGTAAATGGGTTGCAAACAATTCAGACCAAGATATGAATGAGATGTTCAGACGTATCTACGATGCAATGGCTGACAAGGTTGAATTTCGCTCTCAGGCTGGATTCATTGTGACCATTGCCGATTATATGTACAAGTCTAATTTTGTTGCCGACCAAGAAATTAATATGGTTGCATTCCTCACTGAGGTGATGGTTGAGTCCGAGTTTGTATAATGAAATGTTTTAGCTGTGGTAATAAATTCGACAAATCAAAAGGTTGGAAAGTCCGTATGGAAACTGCTGAAGGTCCTCACACAGTAGAACTCTGTGAACCTTGTGGTAAAAATTTTAACGAAATTGCAAAAGATTTACAAGAGGTGCTAAATGAAAGATCTTAGTCCGTTTGATTTTATGAATGCAGCATCTTTTACTAAAAAAGATGTAATTCGTGAAAGTGAACTACCGGAAATGACTGAAAAACAATATAACGCATATATTGTCAACAGAGGCTTTACATATTTTGAGGACACGATTTTACATGCTAACGAAATGAATCAAAGACATGACTTATTTCCAGCTGCCCAGTTTGACTATTACCGAAGTGTCTTAAGGAAACGCAAGAGATTTTCCAAATGGCACAAGGCAGAAAAGAACACAGACCTCGATGCAATTCAGGAAGTATATCAGTGTAATCGCACGGTTGCAAAGATGTATCTGAAAACATTGACAAAAGAACAATTAAAGACTGTACATGATAAGCTGGTCACTGGTGGTTAAGGTTTAAAATCCTATAAATAGTTTTATTGGTTATTGGCCATTAAACCACTAATTATAGAATAAAGGTGAATATGTATCATGGACAACGAAGACATTTTTAGAGGCGTAGGTGTTGAGGTAGAATTACCGACACCTGATAGTTTCCTCAAAGTAAAAGAAACACTTACACGTATTGGAATCTCTTCTCGTAAAGAGAAGAAGTTATTTCAGTCGTGCCATATCCTCCACAAGAAAGGAAGATATTCTATTCTTCACTTTAAAGAATTGTTTATATTAGATGGTAAAGCGAATACATTTACAGAAGAAGATCTTTCAAGAAGAAACACTATTGTAAATTTATTGGAAGAATGGGAACTCATCAAAATTGTTGATTCCAGCAAAACAAAAGATCCAGTTGCTTCGTTGAACCAAATTAAAATCATTGCTTTTAAAGAGAAAGATGAATGGGAACTTGCCGTTAAGTATAACATCGGCAAAAAATAAATTTTAGGTTATATTATGAATAATGGAAATTTTGTACCAAAAGTAATTCCTATGCGAGAGTTTGTGCATTTACCAAATTTAGAAGGTAAAACAATTCTCGAACTTGGAAATAAAGGTAATAGAAATGGTGTGTATAGAGATGATTATTTACGCGCCGGCGCAAAAAGTTATCATTCAACAGATTTAAATGGTTTAGATGGAGCAATTCCACTTGACCTGCGAAGTGAATCCGCGGCAGAACAAATCAAAGAAGCTACTGGCATGGATTCCTTTGATATTATAACAAACTTTGGAATGAGTGAGCATATTCCAGTCCAAAGAACCTTTTACCAGTGTATGCATAATCTAGGACACGTTGGTTCTATATTTGTACATTGGACTCCTCGAGCTCGAATGTTTGTTGAACATGGATATCATGGTTCAATTTTCCACGCCGAAGATAATTTCTTTGATAAATTGACTATGGCTAATAACTATAAAGTAATATCCTCACCAACATTCGCTGCAGAAGTAAATAGAATAATTACCTGTGTTCTACAAAAACAAGAGGATACTCCTTTTGTATGGGAATCTAATTTTAGAGAGCTCTTTTGGTATAATGAATTATGGGAGCAATCTCCCGACTATCAACTATTTAAGGAAATGATAGAAAAACAAGATTGGTTTACGCCAGTTCCTTAAAAAAATTTGACAAATCACACATTATGTGTTATAATATAGGTATTGATTATGAATATTTTTAAAGTAAAAGATTACGCTGAAATCCCCACATTCGCCACAGAAGGCTCAGCATGCTTTGATGTTAAAGCTTGTTTAACAAATGGTGAGCGATTAAAAGGATATAACGCATGGAACAAACAAGTTCCAATTTTGGTAAAGAAAAACCAATCAATCCAAATCCCACCAGAAACACGAGTGCTAATTCCGACTGGACTTATATTTGATGTGCCAGATAACCATGTATTGGAAATGTTTATTCGTTCAAGTGTAGCCACGAAGAAAGGTTTGATTCTTTGTAATAGTGTTGGTGTGATTGATAGTGATTACGTAGAAGAATCGTTTATCGCTGTATTGAATATATCAGACAGTCTAGTCACTGTAGAGCACGGAGAAAGGTTAGCTCAATGTAGACTAGAGGAAACTTTACAATACGAATTAAAAGAGGTTAAAAAAGCCCCTGCTCAGAAAACGAGTAGAAATGGGGGCTTTGGAAGTACTGGAACTTAAAGAGAAGCTAATCTAGAAACTTTACAGTTATGATGGTTATCTTTACCAATTATAAATGTAAGTTCTGAACCTTCCTTAATAGTTCTGTGAACAGTTTTGAAACTGACTTTAGAGTCTGTATTAATTGGTAAAACACAATTTAAATCAGTTTTCCAAAATTTACCGGCTTTTTTGTCAAGGATTATCATTGAATCTTTTGTCATAACTGTCGTGTGGTCAATGTGTTTAATATTGACTTCGTTTGCAAAAGCCATTGATGGTAAAAGAAGGAGTGTTGCTAGATACTTATTGGCAATCTTAAAGAAATCACCAGATTTCATTAGGTTATCAAATTTTTTAAAAAAATCATTTAGCATTGTATTTCTCCTATAAATATTTTGTATATACTTTTTATTTATACAACTATGTGACATTCATGTGACAAAAAGGTTAACAATTATGAAAAAAGATGATACTTTAATAGTTAAAATCAATAAAGAACAAAAGAAAGAATTCATACAGCTTTGTAAAAGTGATGATACTTCGGCATCCAGAGAAGTACGACACTTTATCAAACAATTTATTGCACAAAAAGCAGAAGCTGTATAAATAAATTTTGCATATGCCGAAAGGGTATGCGAAAACGGTGATGGGTAAAAACCATCAAATATTAATATCTAGCTTAATTAAGGAGATAAAAATGACTGGATTAAATATAAACCACTTAACCCCTTTTGCTGTCGGATTCGACAGAGTTTTTGATAGACTGGTCGAGTTCCCTCAAACTCATGCAGCAACAGGATTCCCACCTTATAATATCAGACGAAATCAAGATGGTGATAAGTTCACAATCGAACTTGCACTAGCAGGTCTTGATATTAATGATGTGGATATTGAAGTTAAAGAAGATGTTCTTACAGTAAAATCTACTTGGGACGAAAAACCAGAAGATGAATCTGTAGTTCTTCACAAAGGAATTTCACACAAGAAATTCACAAGAAGCTTTACACTCGCCGATGATTTAGAGGTGATTGGAGCTAACTTCAAAAATGGTCTATTGGTCATTGCTCTTGAAAGGATTATTCCAGAAGAGAAACGACCAAAGAAAATCAAAATTGACAACAAGAAGGAATTCTTAGTAGGTTAATTTTACTTTAATCCGGGAGAGTGCAATGCTCTCCCGACTTTAGAAAGGATATATTATGAATAGAGTACCTGACGTCACTTTTAAATTAAGAGAAAGAAATGTAGAGACTGGAGAGTTCGAATGGACAAATCCTACTACTGAATCGTTCTTTGGTGGAAAAAGAGTTATAGCTTTTTCACTGCCTGGAGCTTTCACTCCAACATGTTCTAATTTCCAAGTTCCAGCCTTTGAAGGGTGTTTTGACCAATTTCAGGAACAAGGTATTGATGAGATTTATTGTATTTCATGTAATGATGCTTTTGTTATGAATGCTTGGGCTCAAGACCAAAGAGTAAGAAATGTTAAATTTATTGCTGATGGCTCTTGTGAATTTACTGCTGGTATGGATATGCTGGTAGCAAAAGACAATTTAGGGTTTGGAAAAAGATCTTGGAGATATGCTATGATTGTAAATGATGGTGTTATTGAAAAGATGTTTGTCGAGCCTGGAAAGGCAGATGATTGCGAAGATGACCCTTATGGAGAAACTTCACCAGAAACAATAATGGCTTATTTAAGAGGCGAATAAAATTACAAAGGGGCTTCGGCCCCTTTTTATCCTAGAGCTACCTGTTCTCCAGAACCACCTGTTGCATTATCTACAATAACCTGACCTTGACTCCAATTATTTCTTGAGTTTTGAACGAATTGATTATTGTATGTGTTATTAATAACCTGAGTATTAACAAAAGAACCTCCACCAACTGAAGCAACCTTTTCAGCTAAAACGTCAGTGACCTTTCCGATTTCTGTTCCAAAAATACTTTGATTTTGTTTGTTATAAATTTCAAGAGCTCTTGTCGTGTTCTGAAGTTGATTTCCTCGTAATAATCTATCACTTTTTAAATTTTTGA